TTTCTAAAAGTAAAAGAAACATTGACACGAATAGGTGTCGCATCTCGCAAAGAAAAGACTTTGTTTCAATCATGTCATATACTTCATAAACAAGGGCGATACTTTATCGTTCACTTCAAAGAACTTTTTTCATTAGACGGAAAAGAAACTGACTTTGATGCAAATGATATTGCTCGTAGAAATACGATTGCAAATCTTCTTGCAGATTGGGAACTTATTGAGTTGGTTGAACCAGAAAGATCAAAAGATAATATAGCTCCAATTAGTCAAATCAAAATACTTCCCTTCAAAGAAAAGAGTGAATGGCAACTTGTTACAAAATATAATATTGGAAAGAAACGTGATTCGTAAAAAATATGGTGAATTATTTATTTGATGTAGATGGAACATTAACACCAAGTAGAGGTGTAATGGACAATGAATTTAAAGAATGGTTTTTGAATTTTTGTCGTGATTCTAATGTGTCACTCGTTACAGGAAGTGATAAGCTAAAGACAGTTGAACAGATAGGTGAGAATTTATACAATGCCTGTGCAAGAGTCTACAACTGTAGCGGTAATGATGTTTACGAACAGAACACTCAAATTGAGTTCAATGATTGGACTCTCCCCTCTGAAGTAGAATGGTTTTTAACTGGCAAGTTAAATGCAAGTCCGTATAGAGTCAAAACAGGATTGCACATAGAACACAGAACAGGAATGATTAACTTTAGTATTGTTGGTAGAAATGCAAATACTGAGCAAAGAAAAGATTACTATCAATGGGATAGAATAGTAAATGAAAGAAAACATATTGCAAGTGAATTTAATAGTACGTTTCCTGATTTAGAAGCCGACATAGGTGGTGAAACAGGAATAGATATATTTGAAAGAGGTAGAAATAAATCTCAAGTTCTAAAAGACTTTAAATTATCAACTTTAAAATTTTATGGAGATAGAACTGACCCAGCTGGTAATGATTATTCTATCGCATCTAAACTAAATCCTAATCAAGTGTATACTGTTACTGATTGGAAACATTGTTGGGAATTATTAAAATGATACACAGGAAATATGAAAAACTGTTAAGTGAAATTAAAGACCTATTTGACCAATACCACGACAAGGACTATCTAAAAATCCAGACAGATAGTATGGTTTCTAATGCAGATTTCAAACATGGCTATTTGAGTGGAATATGGGTATTAAATCGTCAAATTGAAAAAATTATTGAAAAAAATACAGAAAACTCTTGACTTTTAGTAGGAGTTGACGTATAAATAGTATAGTAAGTGCCATAATGGACTTACGACAATATAAACCTTGCTTTAATAGGAGGACTATATGCAAAGCAATATCTTCATGGATAGCAATTCTCTATCCGTACTTAACAATCATTTCGTTGGAGTAGATCGTCTTATTGACCAGATGATATATGCGACTACTCTTGACAGTTCCACATCTTATCCACCATACAACATAGTTCGAAAATCTGATTACGAATACGAGATTGAGATTGCCTGTGCTGGATTTTCTGAAGAAAATTTAGATGTTACACAAACAGGTAGAGAACTTGTAGTGAGTGGACTTAAAAAAGATAAAAACTCAGCAGAGTATCTACACAAGGGTATTGGCTCAAGAAACTTTAAAAGAAAGTTTAGTCTTGCCGATAATGTAGATGTAAAAGAAGTAACGATTGGAAACGGAATGTTAAGTATACGTCTGGAAAGATATATTCCAGAGGAGGAACGACCTCGAAAGATTCCAATTGGAAAGGTGATTGATTCTAATCCAGAACTATTAACGGAGACTTCAAAGAAGTAACTCCCTAGAGCAGTAGACAAGGAAATTTTATTATGAATATATTTTATTTGAGTGAAGATGCGAAAGAATGTGCGAAACAACATTGCGATAAACACGCAGTTAAGATGATCTTAGAATACGCACAAATGTTGTCTACTGCTCACCGAGTTCTTGATGGTGATGAGTATGCAGATACACACAATCTCTACAAGATTGCACACAAAAATCATCCATCAACAATATGGGCTCGTTCATCATCTTTAAATTATCGTTATCTTTATGATTTGTTTGTTGCATTGTGTGACGAATACACAAGAAGATATGACAAGAAACACACGACAGATTCAAAACTTAGAGTTCCTCTTGCAATGCCACCTAAAGCATTAATATATTTTCGTGTAGGATTTACAGAACCTCCACAATGTATGCCTGAAGAATGTAAAGTACCTGACAATGCAATTGAAGCTTATCGTAACTACTATCGTCAATACAAAAAAAGTTTTGCAAAGTGGTACAAATCAGAAACTTCTGGGCCTGGTTGGTTTTATTCTGACGGAATTGACCTCAATACCTATCCTCTTTTTCACTAAAATTCATTGACTTTGAGATTTAAAAGTAGTACTATACTTACATGACAGATAAATTTTATATTGATGCGATTGTTAATTTATAACTTATTGTAGAGTAGAAAATGCCAAAAATTTTTACAAAAGAACAATTGGGCGATGATAGAGTTAAGGGCTTTTACGAAACGCCCATCGCTACTGTGTTTCATATGATTTCATTGTTGAATATAGATTTTGATAACGACAAACAAACAATATTAGATCCTTGTGTTGGTGACGGTATTTTCCTCCGAACTTTGCATAATTTAGGGATAAGTAAAAAAAACTTATATGGATTTGATATTGATTCAGAAAAAGTCAAACTATTGAATGAAGAGGGTTTTAATAATGTAATTTTAGCCGATGCAACAAAACAGTTTGACCAAAAATTTGATATTATTGTAGGTAACCCTCCATACAACGGTGATGAGTCACACTTCGTAAGAGAGAACAGAGACAGACTGAAGAGAGATTTTAAGGAAATAGGGGCAAAAAATACATTCAGTATGATCACTTTTAATTGCATCAAATATCTCAAAGAGAGTGGAAAATTAGTGTTTATACTTTCGGATGCATTTTTGACTAATACCTACTATGAGAAATTTAGAAGGTTTTTACTGGAAGAAACAAAAATAAATGAAATTATATTAACTCCACGTAGTTTGTTTCGTCATATTGGCGCAGATGTCGGAACGGCAATAATTTATTTAGAGAAGGAATCACAAGACTTTGGTTTATTTGATACGAACGAGAAACATTTAATACGCTATGTTGATAGGCTAGAATCTGAAGATGAATATGAAGATATAAACAAAAAAAGTGAGTATGAAAGCCAAACAAGTGTAGCAAAATATCCAAAATCCACATTCATCATTGGCGTTCCAAACTACCTCAAAGAATTATATGCAAATAGCAAATTAAGATTAGGAGATGTTGTGAACGGCGGCACAGGCATATCGACTGGTAATGACAAACGTTTTTTGAGAAAAGAAATTGAACTTGATCAAAGTGAAAAAGAAAAATGGGTGCCTTATTACAAAAATGGAGCAAGAAAAAAGTTTTTTTATAGACCAGAATATTGGATTGAAAAAAATTACAAGCAACATTCTGATGTTACAGCAAATTATATGTTAAGGAACGAGCGTTATTTTTTTAAAGAGGGAATTACTTGTTCAAGTGTTGGGGTGAGATTTTCTGCATCGTATATGCCAGAAGGGGGATTATTCGGAGTCAATGCAAACTTTTTCACAGACGATAGGCAAAATTTATTTTATTTGCTAGGGCTACTAAACACTGACATTGCTTGGTATTTTGCGCGCCGAATTTTAATTAGGACAAATAATATTTCATCGAATTACCTTAAGCTTTTGCCAGTAATATATCCAAACAAAACGGAAATAAAACTCATAGCAAATTTGGTCGAAGATCACGTAGGGCAACTAATGCTTAACAAACAAGCAAAAAATGAAGAATTAGTTTCTCAATTAAATGATAGGTTCAAAAAAATCTATAACATTGACGCTCAATGTGATTTAAAGATAAGTGAATTTACTAATAACTTTTACTCTAAACTTTAAGTCCTCTTTTTCACTAAAATTCATTGACTTTGAGATTTAAAAGTAGTACTATACTTACATGACAGATAAATTTTATATTGATGCGATTGTTAATTATAATCGTAATTCCGTTTCATATATTGGATATGAAAATGGTAAACGTGTTCGTAATGAAGTTGCTCTTAAACCAAGACTATATGTAAAATCAAATCGAGGCGGTCAACACAAATCTTTGTATGGTGAAACTCTGACAGAGATGGAGTTTGACACTATGGAAGAATGTTCTAACTTCAAGAAAAGTTATCCTTCACAGGTGTATGGTGATCTTGGATATGTCGAGCAGTTTATTACTGACAACTATTCTCATAAGATTACATTTGATTTTGATTTAATTAATTATGCAGTTATTGATATTGAGGTTGCCTGTGAAGAAGGCTTTCCTGCAATCGACAAAGCAGATTGGCCCATCAATGCAATCACAATTAAACTCAAGAATGATGATACTTATTACACTTGGGCTCTTGGAAAGTATGACACTTCAAAATCAAACTACAAAGTAAATTATAAGTCGTATGAGAAAGAAGAAACTTTACTTGTGGAGTTTATTCAATGGTGGAGCCATCAGTCTATTGATGTAGTTACAGGGTGGAACTCCAGAGGATTTGATATTCCTTACATTGTCAATCGTATCAAGAACATTTGGAAACGTGGACACACTTCTCTTGTTAATCAACTTTCTCCCTTCAAGAAAGTAAAGTATCACGAATACAATACTCGATTTGGTGGAAAACAAATAGAGTATGAGATATTTGGAATACAGCAACTTGACTATCTTGAATTGTTCAAGAAGTTTGGTTATGGATTTTATGGAACACTTGAGTCTTACAGTTTGAACAATGTATCGCATATTGTTCTTGGTGAAAAGAAACTTGACTATTCCGAGTATGGCTCACTTCATCAACTTTACAAACAAGACTTTCAAAAGTTTATTGACTATAATATTAAAGACGTTGAACTTGTTGAAAGAATAGATGAGAAGATGGGATTGATTGAGTTGACTTTGACTCTTGCCTATACTGCACACGCACCGATACAAGCTGCATTTGGTACAACAAAGATTTGGGATACCTTTATCTATTCGTATCTTGCAGAGAGAAACATTATCATTCCGCCAAAGGTCAACAAGATTAAAGATGACCAGATTGAAGGTGGATTTGTAAAGCAACCAAAAGTCGGTTCTTACAATTGGGTCGTGTCTTTTGATTTGAATAGTTTGTATCCTCATTTGATTATGCAATACAATATGTCTCCAGAAACCATTGCAGATAAAGTTGCAGATGTTTCTCCAAATAAAATGCTTGACAGAAATGAAATTCTTACACAGAAAAACAAATGCACTTCTGCAACAGGGCAAAGATTTTACACAAACACGATTGGAGTTTTTCCAGAGATTATTCATCAGTCTTATGAGAACAGAAAGAACATTAAGGCTGAGATGTTAAAGTGGGAAAGTAAACTTCAAAAAAATAAAGACTCCGAGATCGAAAAGAAAATTGTCAAGTTGCACAATCAACAGCACTCAATTAAAATTATGATGAACTCTTTATATGGTGCAATGTCAAACAAATACTTTAGATACTTTGATGATCGTATTGCAGAAGCAATCACAGTATCAGGTCAGTTGACAATTCGTTGGGCCGAACAGAAAATCAATGATGTTCTGAATAAAATACTCAAGACAAATAAAGATTATGTGATTGCGATTGATACAGACTCACTCTATGTGGATATGGAAAGTTTCTTGAAGAAAGCAGGAATGTTATCTAAATCGGATAATGAGGTTTGTGCTTATCTGGACAATGTATGCAATCAATTATTTGAGAAAGAGTTTTCAAAGACCTATGAAGAACTAAGAGAGTATACAAATTGTTCCTCTCAACGTATGGAGATGAAAAGAGAAGCCATTGCAACTAAGGGTATCTGGACAGGAAAGAAACGATATGTGATGAATGTTCTCAATAATGAGGGTGTTCAGTATGCAGAACCAAAAGTCAAGGTGACAGGAATTGAGGCTGTTCGTTCTTCTACTCCACAGGTCTGTCGAAATTGGATACGAGAAGGTCTAAGTTTAATTCTAAATGAAAATGAAGAAGTCGTACAGCAGTTTATTGCAAAAAAGAGAAGTGAGTTTTCATCTTTGGATATTGAGGATATATCTTTTCCTAGAAGTATAAATAGTATCACACAATATAAGGGAACTCCGATACACGTTAGAGCTTCACTTCTATACAATGCACAGTTGAAGAAACATAAACTTGTGTCGAGATATGAAAATATAAGTGATGGGGATAAGATTAAGTTTTGCTATCTGAGACTTCCAAATCCACTTATGGAAAACGTAATTGGATTTAAGAATGTTCTTCCAAGAGAGATGAATCTTCATCAATATATAGATTATGAAAAACAGTTTGACAAATCTTTTGTTGAACCTCTGTCCACTATTCTTGATTCGGTGGGTTGGAGTGCAATAAAGATAAACACGTTAGAAGGATTTTTTGAATGAAGTGGTTGGTTGAAACTATATTTAATAAACTAGGGCTTACAACAGAAAACGCAATAAGGTTTCGAGAATGGTCAAAAGGAAAAATTCTTGTACAAATACCACTTTGGATTATGATATTGTGGATGCTTGGTTTTGCAAATCCATATTGGTGTGTTTATCCTGTATGTTGGGTAGTCTAAGATATGAGTGACGTTCTAAAAGAATATGCAAATGCAGACTTTGGGTTTAGTGCAATTGATGAAGAAACCTATAAGGCCAAACAAGC